TTTTCGCAGCGCACCCAGAGTGTGCCGAAAAGTATTCAATTTATTTTGAATCTAAGAATAAGGAGTTTAATCATGGATGAGTTAATTAATAAGTGTACCCAGTGGAGTAAAGACAGGGGCATTATTCAATATGGTAATACCGAATCACAGTGTCTCAAGTTAGTTTCAGAGGTTGGCGAGTTATCTGACAACATCGCCAAGGGCAGAGATGTTTACGATGATATAGGCGATTGCCTAGTGGTTCTGAATAACTTAGCGGTTATGCACAACACAAGCCTAGAGGAGTGCCTAGCGTTTGCTTACCAGGATATTAAAGACCGTAAGGGAATGATGCAGCCGAACGGTATATTTATTAAGGAGACGGATATATGACAGAAAAGCTCTGCCCCTGCGGTGATATAGCAGGAGAGATAATAGGGTTTAATCATCGCTCAACAGATGACACTTATGTGCCTTACAGAGTCGGATGGTATTGCCCTAAATGCAAAGCGTTTGAGAAAGCTATTGGCAGAGAGCGAGTGTTAGAAAACTAATAATACTCGCCGCTTTGTATCATATCGCACAATTCAACTGCACGACTGCCTACCTGCTCAGACCAACGAGAGTTCATAAACTCAAAAGAAGCCTTAGAGTAATCTTCATTAGCCATTGCTGCTAAGGCTTTTTTGAATGTAAGCAGTCTGGTTATCCCTAGATTAAAACCGATGTCTATCATCGCGTCTCTTCGGGCATTATCTAAGTCAGAAAACCAATCAAAGTTGCTTTCTAGCTCAGTAATTACCCGCTCTAGGTCGTTCATGAGTAAAAAATCTATTTCTTTACTCGTTAAACCCATGCTTTCTAGGTTGCGACCAACACCAATAGTTTTAATTCCAAGCGAATCTTCGTAGACATATTTTTTAACGCCTTCGTGCCGCTTAATCATTTCTATCAGTTTAGCCATTTTATTTCTTTTTAAATAAACCTGTCGCGTTGAAGAGAGTTACTACTGCTCTAACTATATCGTGAGCAACTGGCTGTAACTTATCGAAGTCTTCGTCTATATCATCTGCCTTTTCAATAGCGGCTTTTAGAAGCAAATCAAACGCAACTAATTTTTCTTGACCTGCGCCATCGTCAGGAATTGTTTCTTCAATTAGTTTGACTATATCCACTACCATTGACCAAAGTTTTTTTACCCAACCAAGGTAAGCTAATAAACCCATTTTTTAATCCTCATATTCTATATCTTCTAACAAATTGTAAGTTAATGCTGACTTATAAGTTTCCAATAAACCGATAAGCACCATTGCACTTACACCCTTTTCTAAACTACCTTCTGCCCATTGGGCTAGTTCATCCATCGCAACTTCAGTTAAACGGTCAGAGCGTGTATCTGGGAAAGCTATAGTATCCATTAGCCTAAATACCTAAATGCAGCGCCAATACCTGCCGCTATGATTACCCAAACGAAACGCTCAGTTGAGCGAGTTTTTATAACGCTTTCGGAAAGTCTATCTACTTTATCATCTAAGCTATTAACTTTGTCTTCGATAGAAGATTGACGGTTAAATACTGTGACTAGCCTTTCTTCAACTCTAGCCAATGAAACAATTGCTTCCTGCAAGCTATCTATCTTTGCTTCAACTCTACTTAGCCTGTCTTCCATCTTCATACCTATAGCGTTAAATCAGGTGACTTTGCGCTGTCTCTGATTTGATAAACATGACGTATTGCTTCACCGCCGTCACGATGGAATACAATTTGGTGCATCGCGCTTGCCGCTGAGTACCCTGCCCCTGCGTGCCAAGAATCTGGTGGAGCGAGCGTAGAAAATGCTTCACAAATTACGCCATTATCTGTCTCAATTACATTCTGGTGATGTACATGACCCAGTAACCACTTGCGGTAGTTAGTGCTAGACCACTGCTCAGGTAGCATTCTGGGGAGTATAGCACCCAACTTTGCCGCTTTCACCTTGTCACCGTGATGTACAGCCAAGAGGTTCTTGCCAAACTGCACAGTATGAAAGAATCCATGAGGGTCTAAAATGGTAACTCGTGGCTCTTTTGAGTAATAAAACTTTAAGATTAAAGCAAGGGCGATTGCAGTATCTGAGTCGTGATTACCTCTAGCCATAACCACTACGCAACTCTTATGTTTCGTAAGCAACTTATCTATTGCGAATAGAAACGTCTGAGCGGCTGTCTCTAGTACAACTTCGATTCTGGTATCAACGTCTAGCTTTGTGCCAGAAAACGTAGTGCCACTTGACCCATTGGCGTGAATAAAGTCTCCTACGTTGACCAGTAGGCATTTTTCAGATGCAGGAGCTAAATCAACTAAGTAATCAATAGCCGTTAGCATATCTTCCGAGGCTATCTTCGTATCGTAATCACGAGCCTTAGTCTCTCTTGCGTCTGCCCTCATGCCAAAGTGTGCGTCACCTATCACAATAGTTGGCAATAAATCAGAAGCAAACTTCTTAGTCTTGGGTTTAGCTTTTGGCTTGTACGGTTTAACGTCTTTAGTTAAGCCATCCACAAAACCTTGCAGTGCTTTATCTCGCGCTGCCTCAGTCATTGTGCGCTTAGTCTTTAGCCAAGCCTTGTTTCCCTCATCGTCCGCAGTGTAAATAGAACGACCAATAACAATCTCGCCCTCAGGAACGTGGCGAGCAGCATCCCAATTGTCAGAGTAGCCCGCAGCCGCCGCAGTATTTTTAGTGATAGACACATAGTCGCGCATCGTAGACTGAGAAATTCCCAGTATTCCTGACGCTTTTGCTGAGTTACGACCGCACTCTTCCCAAACTTGCATTGCTTCGCGATGACGGTCTGTCTTGGCGTAATCAATTAAATTTGCCATCTATTTCTCTCTCTGAACGCCTTTTATTTTTTCAGCGGTACGCATACCGCCTAAGCCGAGCATTCCAAACAGAACTGGCATCATTGTTTCCATATCAATTAAATCTAGTTTTAATTCTAAACCGCCAAACTCTAAACCTAAGTTAATAAATGGAATGAGGATAAAATTAAGTAGCATAGCAAGCGAACATACCCAACCAATACTAGGTCGCCACCCTGCTACGAAAAGCGATGTATGAGCAGCTTCTACGGCGTTTAACTGTATCTGTGCCTTAGCTTGCTCGTTGGCTTGTTTGTCTGCAATCGTAGCTATTTCGTGTGCTAGAGCAGCCTTTTGGTCTTTATCTTCAATTACTTTATCAAGCAGACCAGAAACAGGAGCAACTAAGCTCTGTGCTAATTGTAGAATCATAATTTTATCCTACTGCGACCGCAGCAATATAGATGGCTGAACCTGCGCACAACGCAAGCGCAAACAAAGCAATTAGTACATTTTTTAACTCGCGCTGTCTTTGTAGCTTCTCGCGTTGCATCTTGAGTAATTCTCTCTGAGCAGCGGCTCTACGGTCACGCTCTTCAGTTCTGACTCGTAGCATTTTTTGGTACAGCGGAGTCTTGCCTTGAGCCATAAACATTTTTTTTATCTTAGCTTCGTAGTCATCGCAGGCGATTTCCGCTTGCACGATTTTAAAAGCGTAGGACTCTACAGAATCTTCGCCGTAAGAACCATTAGGCTTCCGCTTATGTTCTTCCTTGGCTTCTTGGACTTTCTCTTTAGCATCGTAAAAGTTGCCAAGCTGATCTAGCAGACCACTAGCTTGCTGACCTGTGTCGATTGCAGACTGTATTAAATCAAAGGCTTTCTTAGCTGCCCCTAGTGCTAGTCCAATCTCAATCATTTATATTTACTCAGCAGATTCTTCAGCAGATTCTTCAGCAGATTCTACTGGCTCTTTAGGCCAAGCAATCGTGTCAGGAAATTCAGCTTGCGATGGAACATCCCTAAGTGATTGCCTGTACGTTGCCCATGCCGCTTTATCCACAGGCGCATCTGCTACTTGCGTCCAATCAGTCTCGGCTAGTTTAGCGTCACGCTCTTTACGAACTTTAGCAGCAGCTCGGTCATCTGCACCTGCTGCCCACGCTGCTTCCTTTGCATCTAGCGCAGCTTGCTCTTCTTCAGTCAGAGTAATCTCAGTAATTGTATCTGTATTTAAATCTAGTATTTTGTTCATGTTTAATCCTACATATAACTGACGTTAAAAGTTCCACCTGTAAAATTACCTGCGTCATTTTCTATTTGAAACTGCGTTAAAACTCCTGACAGAGTTGGAGAACTGCCGCCTCCGAGAAAAAGATTAGCAACAGGGTTTCCTCCTCCTACAAAGCTCATAACCCAAGTATTAGTAGCTTGTTTGGAAAGATGAACGACTCCTGAGCAAACACGATTTGTGTCGTCAGTTTTAAAGAATACCAGACTATCAGTTACAGTCTCTGAATCTATAGTTGGGCCAGACCTTAAGTAAGCAGCACTAGAACTATAACCACTATTAACAATGCCGCCAGAAGTACCCAACCGAATATAAGTCCTTCCTGACGGGCCTTGGAAATTTTTAACATTTATCCAGATGTGAGTTGCAGTTGAAGGAACGCCTGTAACTGTATATTGAAAACCTCCGCTTACGCTAACATCCGCTGTTGCGGTTGCTCCTGCACTTCCCCAAGATGCCACAGTTCCATTTGTAGTTAAGAACTTGCCAGAGTTGCCTGTTTGATACGGAAGTTCATTTCTCTCGCCAATTAATAACTTGGTTGCAGAAATAGCCGTACCCGCAAACACTGGTGTCGTGTCTGGTGTTAGTGCGATAGAACCGTTGTCTTGAACAAAGTAAGACTGACCTGCGGTTAAACTGGTCTGAGCGTCATCGACTGTGCCAACTAGCTGTATTGTTGCAGTAGCTCCGTTGGAGTAAGCAGCGTCAGATATTCCAATGTAGTTTTCTGATGTAAGGTTTGTGGCAAGACTTGTGGAAGAATAAAGAAGTGCATTACCTTTGGAAGAATCACCACCATCGTCAAAGGCAAATACCGTTCTTTCTGAATCTGGGTCATAAACTGTTGCGTTATAGCTAGTCGATGCAGTCAGATAAGTAACTGGCGAAGTAGATGTAACGCTAGTCCCTGAAATTGTACATTGAACACTATCGCCATACTGAGATGAACTATTGTAGTAGACCACTATTGCTTTATTAACAGTAGTATCAAAAGAAGCGGCAAAGCGAAAACTAGCCGCAGAAACAAGAACTGCTTCAGTACCAAATGTCACGCTAGTTCCTGAAATGGTTGCGACTATTCCCACACCGTAATTATTAGTACCTTTTCTCCAAACAATTAAAGTTTTATTATTTGATGAATCATAAACAGCAGCAACCTCACTTACCGTTTCCGAGACAAAAGGAGCAGGTGTTCCTATAGAAGCAGTCGTCCCTGATACGGAAATTACAGCAGCGTGCCCATAATTAGACGGTCCTCTGTAGCACAACAAAGATTTATTTGCGTTTGCGTCATAAACCAGACCTATCGGTTGAGTTGAAGGTGCAGCAGTAGTTACTACAGCGCCGAATGTCATATTAGTGCCTGAAATTGTGCCTACGGTCACTTTAAGGATAGTGTCATCTGGAGAATACCAAGCAATTATTAATTTATTCGCAGATGAATCGTAACAAATAGCGTTATAACCTATTTGAATACTACTAAATACGTTTTCAGAACCGAAAGAAATTGACGTACCTGAGACAGTGCCTACTTGAACGACTCCATCGTTGGTTGTAGTTTTGTGATAAACAACGACTACTTTATTAGCATTTGCGTCATACGCTATTGAATTAAAGTTACCTTGGTTGCCATCTAGATTCGCAGGAGTACCGAACGTAATCGCTCCACTTGCAACAGTGCCGACAATAGCTTTAACTTTATTGCCATCACTACCATCTTTATAAGCAATTATTACTTTGTTAGAACCTGTGTCATAACAAGAAGAAATGTGGGTTGTAGTTCCTGCTTCAAACTCTACCTTTGACCCAATAACTGGAACAGGAGTTGACACTAAACCTGCTGCCGTAACAGTACCGTCAGCATTAATAATCACTGTATCGCCGTTGGCTAGTGTGCCAGACGCTACTGCTTCGAGTGTCGGGCTTGCACTTACGTCTCCCCATAATGGGTCAGTGCCATCAGTTGATAAGAATTTACCTGCATTGCCTGATTGACTTGGAAAAGTTCCAGATATAGCTGTCCAGTTTGAATCGGCACTTGGGTCTGTCGTTCCACTGGTATTGGTCTCGGCACGATACGTCTGGTAATCAACTCCAGAGATTGCCGCATCTCCTTCTGCGTATGCTTGACCGCTTACCCATAGCGCAGCACCCGCAGAATTAGCCGCAGCGGTGGCACTTGCAGCCGCAGCAGTTGCGCTAGCAGCCGCAGCAGTTGCATCAGCATTTACACCTGCGATGTCTGTGTTCATTGCGCCAATGCTAGTATTCATTTCGCCTTGGAAAGTTACTATGGCAGCAAGAAAAGCGTCAGCACGAGTTACAAAGGTTGCAGGTGGGTCAGTTCTAGCGGGTGCAACTGGTAGCGTGGATAGCGTTGGGATAGTCATTAGGTCAAGCCCTCTATAGATAAGGTACACATAGACACTACTGGTCCTGTGAGTAATACATCAAATTCACGATAGTATCCGTAGATAATTGTACCTTCGGTATTATCTTCTGCAATCCAAACACTTGGTGTGGTTCGCAAATCTGTCAGAATCTTTTTAACTTCTGCAAATCTTCCTGTTTCAATAACAACGTCAATGTCAGCTTCGTCAGAGTAAGCCCCTGCGGTAACCGTAGTCCTACCTTGAGCGTCAACTGACTTGAGTGAATAGTCAATAATACCAAACGATGCACCGTATTGTGAATCACCGATAATTGCCGAAGTTCCTAGAACTAATGCACCGACCTTTGCCGTTTCTCCAGAATCGTTAAATGTCACATCAATAGCCGCTTGTGAGTAAGGCGGTAAGCCTAAAACGCTTAACTCTTTTTTACGGTTAATAGCTGTAAAGAAATAATCGTACCAGTTTGTTATTCCTGAATACGATGTCATTTGAAAAGTTTGGTTGTAAACAATACCTTCAGTTGGGTCTGTAACTACTACCGTAATACTAGCGCAGTCAACATTGATAGCAGCTAGAGCAGTAGTTACTACCGCAGGAGTTATCGTTACATCAATAATATTCGCCTGATTTGTTTGCTCTTGTACAACATCGTTAAACATCTTGAATCTGTTGGTGCTAGATACTTCCGTCCAGTTAGTGCCATCGTCAATAGTTGGGTCATGCCCTTGATTTGTTCCCGTATGAACTGATACATAAATCTTGTGAGTAGCAGTCGCAGCCCCATTAGCAGTAGTCGTTACCATACAGGTATCGCCAGTTGCAAAGTTAGCAGCAGATGTCCATTCAGTTGCATCTGCCTCTGGTACATCAGTAGCCGTTAATGTGGTAGGCGTAACTGTATTGGACTTAATAACCTTCATTCTATGCCCTCACTGGCGGCAAGCCATTCTTGTCCCAACGGTCTTCGATACGAGCAGTTTTAGTGACTGCCTTAGCAACTACTAGCATTAGCTCGTTTAAATTATTTCGCAATCCTACCATTTCGTTAGACATTCTGTCAGTAGAAGCTACTTGTGCTCTAGTTTGCACTCTTTCACCTGCGTGTAACTCAGCAATGTAACCATCATAAGGCACAGCACCTAATCCGCTGTTGTGTGAGCCATCAACGGTTAAAGTCATCCCGTTGTTATTAGTATCAGTAGCACTATCAAATCTATTGCCAGTTCCCACTCCTAAAGTTATATCAGAACCGCTAGAGCTTCCACCAAGCGGACCCATGCCACTTGCGCTAATAATTTCACTTGCTCTTGATATAATTCCTGCTGTGTTTCCATCACCAATAACGTCTGCGATAACACTAGATGCAATTCCGTTTCTAGCACCAACGGCATTTATCCACTCAGACGCATAACGATTTACTTGGTCACTTAGCTTTGCACCTTTCATTTTGTTTTCTTCGATAAATGTTCCTAGAACCGTTCCTGCTCCAGTACCTTCTACACCATAACCGTTAAAAGTATGACCTGCTAGGTTTACACTTAATCCTAAATCTTGCGCCATGCCTGTGAGCGTTGCGTCTAACTCTCTAAATGGAGCGATAGCTGTTGCAACTTCTTGGTCATTTGCGTTTTGTTTGAATCCTAAAGGGGTATAGCCAGATGCAAACGATTGTAAGCCTCTAACAATATTACCTTCGCTCATGCCGCCAGTTTTAGCAGATGTCAAACCCGCAGTCTTTGTAGGTGTGCCTCCGCTATCTAGTAATTTAGCAGCAACATAAGCAGCGAGTATTGCAGCAGCATAAGGACCCGCAGAAGCTAAGGCAGAACTAAAACCCCCACTTCCTGCCGTAGTACCTGCCGCCGCAGTACCTGCCGCCGCAGTGCTAGTAGCAGCAGTTCCAGTAGCCGCAGCACCTATCGCAGCGTTTGCAGCCATTGTGCTTGTTCCCGCAGCTATGCTTCCCGCAGCAGTGCTTGTTCCCGCAGCAAGAGCAGCATTAGCAGCCATCGTACTAGTTCCCGCAGCTATAGCAGTTTGAGTAGCCGCAGCACCACCTGCTCCTGCAAGAACGCTTCCCGCAGCACTTCCACCCGCAGCTCCCGCAGCAGCGCCTCCACTTCCACCTACAATAGAAGCTATTCCCGATGCAGCTTTTGATGCCATTAAAGCAATGCTGCTTCCTATAGTCGCAAATATTGAGCTAAAACCGCCAGAAAGAGCAGACAAGAATCCATTAAGACCGCCGCCACCAAAGATAGCGTTCATAATTTTTTGAGCAACAAGTTCTGCAATCATTCTTTTAAATCCATCAAGAACAGAAGTAAAAAATGATTTAAAGTTTAATTTACCGTCATCTAGTGTTTTATAGATTAAATCTCCAAAAGATTTTTGGACATTTTCTATCGTGTTTTTGTGTATTTCTTGAGCATCAGTGTGTTCTTTTGTAGCCTCTGCTGCTGCTTTGTGCGCTTCTTTTGCGTCATATAACGATAAAGATTGACTCTCTATTTCTAGTCTTTGCTCAAGCGTTGCAGTTGCACCAAGTTTTGATTGTTGGTTATATGCATACAATTCTCTTTCTGTCATTCCAAGCTGAGTCATTTGAAGAGAAAGAGAATTTGTTAATGCTATATGTTTTGCTTCTGAATCTTCCGCAGCTTTGGTGTTTTCAATACTTTTAAGAGTAGTTTGTTTATATTGTTCTTCTGCGTCATATAAAGCGCCGACCATTCTTTCGATTTCTATTTTTTCATCAAGAGTAGCTTCTGCGCCCAACTTTGATTGCGCTGTGTATAAAGCTAATTCTCTTGCTGTCATACCTATAGCTGTTTTTTGACTTTCAAGCTCTCGCCTTAAATCAGCAAACTTTTCTGTGTGATTTTCAACAAGACGAATATTTCCTTCAATAGCAGGGTCAAGTCCGTTTTCTATTCCTCTTTCTAATTCTTTAAATTGAGCAGTAAGAGAGTCAGCAGCATCAGTTGATGCATCTGATGCTGTTGCATTTTGAGCTAACTGTTCTCTTAATAATTCTTCTGCTTCAGTTAAAGAATTTGTTACAGCGTCTAACTCTAGCTGACTTTTGCTTAGTTGATTTGCTGCTGCTGAACTATATTTTGCAGATTCAGAAGTAGCATCAATAGCTTTCCTTAATTTTTCTTGTCTATCAGTTAACTCATGTATATGTTGATTCAATGGCGCAATGCCCTGTGATGCAGCAGCTTGAAGTTGTTTTGTTAAATTATCAGCGTTTGTGCCTACAACTTTTTCTAGTATCTCGTAGAGAGCAAACAACCCAATTACTACTATACCAATTGGACCACCCATAAGAGTAAGAGCTGTTCCAAATAAACCTGCGGCAGTTGCTCCTGCTGCAAAAGCTGTAACTGATGCGTAAAGAGAAGCAATTAATTGGACACCAATAACGACAGAAATTAATTTTAATGCACTTGTTGCAATTTCTAAATAATGTATAAATTTATCGCTTTTAACAAAATCATCAACCTGACGAGAAAAATCAGTTACAGATTGAATTACTGAACGCATCATTGGTTCTAATTTTTGCCCAAGTGTAATAGCCAACCCTTCATTTGCAGAATTAAGACTTAATAAATCACCTGTCATATTGTCAAAATTGGTGGCAGCCATTTCTGTAGCTGTGTTTGTGCCTGTAAGTGCTGCTTCTAGTGTTCTAGCATCGCCTGCGCCGTTAATCATAATAGCCGCAGACTTCATTGCTTCAGCGCCAAACATACTGGTTAGTTCTGTTAAGCTCATATTCTCAGCAGAAAGATTTTCTAGCGCACCCGCAAGACCAACCATCGAAGGTTTAAATCTATCTTCAGCTTCATTTTCTAGTTTCAATAACACTTGTCTAAAGCCAGTACCTGCTTCAGCAGCAAATAGACCGCCTTTAGCTAGTAACTGAACGCCAACATTAGCCTCTTCAAAACTTAGACCTGCCAAACTCGCAGCAACACCTGCATTCTTCATTGCTTGCGCTGTGTCTGTAATTGAGGACGAACCTTCTTTAGCGCCGGCTGCCAATACATTTACAAAACGGCTAGCTTCTTCTGCACCTGCACCAAATTGGTTAAGAGATACACCTACAGTAGACGCAGCATCAGCCAAACCAATACCCGCAGCCTCAGCTAACTTAACTGCTTCTTTTGTAACAGCAGCCAATGCTTGTGAGTTTTGTAGTAAGTCTGGCTTCGCACTAGCGATTAGCTTAAATGCATCTGCCGCTTGGCTTGCAGATAGAGTTGTTGTTTTACCAATCAACGCTGCTTGCTCTTCGTAAAACTTTAGGTCTTTACCAGTTGCACCAGTAATTGCAGATAGCTCACTAATTGATTTAGTAAAACCGATAGTATCTTGAGTAATTTTTCGGAATATAGCACCAACGCTGAGACCTGCCGCAGCAGCACCAAACAACTTCACAGCTTTAGAAGCTAATGAACTTTGCTTGCCAAGACTTTGCATTTGAGCAGTAGCAGCAGCAACGCCTGTGGATTTGGCTTGTATCTCAACGGTATATAAATCAGTCGCCATAATTATTTCCTAAAACTACCTGTCCGTAACGCTTGTTTAATAGAATCATCTTCTATCGTAGGTGCTTCAATATGCTTGTAAGGAGCAACTGTCATGCTGTCATGGTATCGACTAGCACAAGAACTATAAATTGATGAAAGCCTTTTTATTGTGCTACTTTCCCACACACTTAATTTAATTCCTGTCAAACTGCACCAACTACTGATTTCCTGCCATGTAACTTCACTTGGTCCAATCTGTGCTAGTAAGTCTATGACATAAGAAAAAGGCGCTATGTCGGGCATAACTGGGTCAATCATAGACTCAATTCGTGCCTTCGTAGCGCCTTTCTGGTTCGTAGTGAGCCAAGCCCAATAGCGAACGTAATCTTCAAGTAGTTGGCCTAAGTAAAAATGTAGTTAGCCCTATCAGCAGCAGCTTCTAACATTTGTTCCGCAATCCACGACCGTTTTTCGTATATCATCAAAGAATTCTCTTTATTGCACTTCAGAGCTTCTTCGTTGTATACAATCCCCGACCAAGACACTGTACATTCAGCTAATAAATCACGAACTTGTCGTTCGACTTCAGCGTCAGGCACTTTGCCATTGCGATACTTGTTTGCGTTTTTTGCGGTATTTCGTTTTTGAGCCTGTTGCCATTTAGCCGAATCTCGCCCAAGTATTTTAATGCTAATACTTTTGCCCTTTTCGTCTTCAAGCGTCTCACCTGTTATCGGGTGAGTAAGGTCAACACTAATACCGCTATTCGCAGCCTCTTTCAAATCAAATTGCGCTAAATCCATTCTAAGTTACCTTTATGCAGTAACTGTCGAACGAGTGCGCTCCAAACTAATAGTCCTTTGAACTATTGAGTCTGCGCCCCCAGCGACAGTGTCAAATGAAACTACTTTTCCAGTAAAGAAGTCGATTGTTCCATCTTGGTATACTACCTTGAAAGCAAAATCGGCATCAGTATCTAAAGCAGTGAGAACAAGAACTTGACCGGCATCGTCATCGTCACGATTTACGGTAATACTATCAGTTCCATTATTAAAACTGCCTTTAAATTTATTAGTGCCGCGCTCAGCAATAGGATTGCTAGTCACAACATTATAGGCTTTACCACCGGCAGACCAATCAGTTATTTGACCAACCGCAGTGTAAGTAGAAGACGGATAGCCAGTTGTAGCATCGTCATCAAATGTAGTAGGGAGAGTTGCCGAGACACTTATCGTAGTTTCGGCGAGAGTTTGTACAATATTAGGCATAAATCACCTCGTTATAAATGAAATATATCGTATCGAAACGACAATTGTGTACCAAGCATCCATTACGGTTCCTGCTTGGCGGCTTACTGAGCGTATTGTCGCAGATTGTCCAGAATATGCAACGGTACTCCCAATTGGGTAATGCGCCATGATTTCCTCAGCTTTAGTCTTTGGAGCAATCGCCCCGCCGTCTATAGGATAGCGCAATATAACTCTAAAAATTCCGCTTGTCTCATTCATATCAGAAAGGGACAAAGAATCTATAGGATTTGTTATTTGTATAAGTTCTGCATACGCTGTACCCGATACAGGCGTGTAAGGCATATTTTCGTAATTAACTGGAATGCCAAAAGAGCCATCTACAAAAGACTGCACGAATGCTTGGTCAATTTTTATGCTCATTGTGCAAACTTCCTAATATTCGTTTCTATTCTGGCAATGTTTTTAGCAACCATTCCATCACGCTGTTCCCAGATTCCAACATAAGGAACATTATTAGTTAGGTAAGTGGTATCATCTGCGCCTCCTAACTTACGGTCCATATCTGAGACAGTCGCAGACTCACTCCTTATTGGCACTGTACCAGTAGCAGGAGAACCAACGGTTGTTTGCCAGTTGCCTTGCATTCGCCCAGTATCACGTCGTGTGTTTTCAATCACACCTGTAAACAAATCAATCTTTACTGCTCTGACGAATTCATCAAGCGTAGAATTAGCGCGTTTGGCTATATCGTCTGCGTTTTTGATTATCATCGTCTAGCCTGTACAAAATAAACCAACGGAACACCCGCAGGGTTTGACTCTCTAATCGAAACTATTGACCAATTCTCGCCGCCAATAGTTATCGTATCAGTAGAAACAGGCTCAATAGTGTTATCTAAAATAATCATACGATCACTGCTTAATATTCTCGCGCCATCCACAAGCTCGTCAGCGTACTTCTGAACGATTGTATTTGGAGTATAGATAACCGTAGTACCTGCACTAGGAACGCCTGTAACGGGGTCTATAGAGCCTCCTGTGGTGCGTTTAATCTCACCTACAGCGCCAAACTTTGTAATCAGCTTAGAAGCAGTAGCCGCAATGCTGTTATAAAACGCTTCACTCATCCCATCACCAACGGTACACCAAGACCGCCACGAACCATAAGAGCAGCAAGCAATGACTGACTGCGCGAATGCCTAGCGATTCTTTGGCTATCAGCTATAGCATATTCAACTTTTACTGCGCCTTTTACCTCTTCGCTCTTTACGCCTACTGCGCTAGATTGTGAAAGGTTATATAAATCTTCACCCGCTTGTATGTCTAGTGCGAGCGACATCTGGCAGTTCTTTACCAGTGTAGGTATTTCGTTATTCTGCCAACTGAAGTTATCTAAGTCGGTCAGATTGTTTCGTGGATAAGATAGAGGCTGATAACGCTCTACCATGTCACCCATTAACTGCGATTCTTTACTAGCGATATATTGGGCAGCTTTGATTAGCTGTACTTTGAAAGCATTGGTATCTTCAACCGTAACGCCAAAGCCTTCAGCGTAGGCTGTATATTCAGCTATAGTCACATAGGTGTTAGCACCAGTGATAATAGAGCCATTTTCAACAATCAAGGTAGCCATTTAATATCCCTACTTGCCTTTCGGCTTCTTTTTCTTGCCTTTGTTATACATAAAATCACCACTTAACTTTGTTTGCCCAATACGCACCACTCATTTTACCCTTCTTTATGTTTTCAGCGTGTCTTGCCTTAAAAGAGTTCCTGCGAGCAGTGTCAGCTTTACTTTCGTTAGCGCGTTTAGGTGAACCTGCAACTCCCTGTTGTCCGAAGCGAATCGTTTTTATTTCATCGCCTTCTTTAGCGACAACAACATGAGATTTGGTCGGATGTTTAGGAGTTCGCTTTGGTTGGTTGTACTTATCCAAACCTAAACGAGTGAGTCTTGAATCTTTAGCCATGATAACCCCAGAAAGGGAAAAGGGGCGACCGAAGCCACCCCATTCCGTTTAGCCGAGAAGTACAGCAGCGAACTCAGGCTTCCATACTTTGTAGCCGTACAAGCAAGACACATCAAACATAGCCTTGTTGTAGCCCTTATAGGCAGCTACTTCAAATACCAGACCGCTAACTGGGTCTTGTACTGTTAGACGGTCAACCGCAGCGTCACCGCCTGCAGGCTGTGCCATTGGACGCATACCTACTTCAACAGCAGCTTTATGGAAAGCTATGTTACCAGTATGAGTTCCACCAAGAGTAACAGCTGCGTTATTAGCAGGTGCTTTCTTGAGACCAGGAGCAGCGATAGTTACATTGCCACCTGCGAGAGCGCCAGTTACGAGATACTTGTTAGTATCACCTGCGATAACAATTAAGTTACCTGCTAGGATTGTTCCTGTGCCTGTATCTACTGGAATAACAGTCTCGCCAACAGCAGGAGTGCCGTTGATTAGATAGTTCGCACCAGTTCCCGCAGTATTTGTAGCAATACCCGCAGACTCTTTAATCATCAAGCCTTGAAGGTCAAGCAAAGTGCCTTGACGCAGCAGGTCACTAGAACCCGCAGTATTGACTGATTGCAGTGAAGCGAGCTGACGCAAGTTAGTACCTGCTAGGCTGTTCATTACAATGCTAGCCATACCGTCATTAGAAGGCATACCGTTATCTACGAGAATCTGACGAATCTCAGCAACATCACCAAAGTTAGCAGAGAAAGGAGTTGTACCCGCAGTACCAAAAGCGCGCGAAGCGTTATTAGCAACATCAGTAGCAACTTCTCCTTCAATTTGGTTAGAGATAGCACGCATAGCTTGCTGAATCTGGTCACCGTAGATAGTTTCAAAGCCTGCGCCATTGTTGACGTGCTTCATGTCTTCGCCTGTCCACGGAATCTGAACAGATGCTGTAGTGCTAAGAGTCATCGTCTTAT